AATACCTTTAAGTAGGGTGTGTTGATTTTATCCTCTCTCTTGACTGATTTGGATATCTGGTAATTGACTTCGAAGAAAGATGCGTCTTTCGGATTTGTAACAGCTGGGCCTTAAGATCGTAGGTGTTGTTACATGGAGGAACACATTACTTTGGTTGAAGATGATGTTTTGATGATGATTTCTGATGCACGTGCTTATGCTCAGCCTGGCATAGGAACTTACTAATTTGCATAGTGCAAAGGGTTAGTATATGATTCTTTAGGTGTGGATTTTGACACTGCCTTTGATTAGGATGTGTGGATGATCTTGAAGCATCTTCAGATGTTTATACGAGCGTGTTGTTTACCAATTTCAGGATATGTGGAAGCGGTTGTGTATGATCTATACGCACATTTAGTTCCCAGAGGGCGTTGTCGTCTCCCCCTAAGCAAGGGAGAAACACGTGGCACATGATCTTGCGCTTAACGATAAAATTGGAATCTGATAAAGTTATGGCCTGTTTCAACAAATACTTAGTTAATAAGATGATGTTTGTGGAGGATAACGTCTCTAATCTTAAGATGATCGCGGATGTTTTTCAGAAAGAAGTGAAATATGATTTTGATGCGTTGGAATCCCCCCGAGAATTGCCTGTATTTAGGTGCACATGCAAGTTCCTCGATTACACTGTTGTCACCCAGGGTGTTGGTAAGAAGAATCCTAAGCAAGAAGCAGCACGTCAAATGCTACTATTGCTGTCTGGAGATGTTGAGACCAATCCTGGCCCTGTTCAATCGCGCCCCGTATACTATCGCTACAACGACCCTAGATTTGTACGGTTGGAAAAGGCACTTGAACGACGCGACGACAAGATTAAAACGTTATTGAAGGAATTGCGCCGCCAAATTAAATCACAGAAAATTTACTCCCAAGGTATGTTTGATAAGTTGGCTAAACAGATTTCCGCTGGAATTAAAGATGGTGTAGATACAGAACAAATGAATGGAAATTTGACTCGTATTTGTGACTTTCTGGAAAATACTCTCCCCGGTTTACAGGCTAACATTCAAGCTACTGTAATAAATACAACTGATAAATGTGTTTCTTTGAAAGAGGATATGATGAAAATTGTTTTGGTTGTTTTGCTTGTTCGTTTGCT